AATCTGCTACATAATGCACAAAAAGAAGCGGATAAGCTAGCACCATGCGATGTTGGTGATAAAATACACCTTGATAAAGGTGGTAAAGGTGAGGTACAGAGGCTACTTTACAATGGCACGGAGAACGGAAAAGCTTTGTTTGATATTACAATACTAACTCCTGATAACGAATATGAAATAATCAAAATGGTGAGGGTACTATGAAAAAACTAATACTTATACTAATCGTAATGATGTCCTATTCTGTGCAAGCAAGTGAGGTGTCGCTTGGTTTGTGGTCACATCACTTTGATAGGTCATCTAAACCCAGTGAATGCGTCAATGAGGACCATAATTTATTATCGTATAGCTCTAATAATGTTGTGGTTGGTGGTTATAAAAATTCACATTGCAAGCAATCGTTTTTCGTGGGGTATCAGCAAAACCTATACGGAGAGTTTGGGTATACAGTATCGCTAGTCTCAGGTTATCCGAAATCTATGTATGTTGTTGATAAATATGTGGTGGTTCCTATGATGCACTATACATTTTTATCGGATAATGTCGGGGTTAAAGTCTATTTTATACCCGGTGTATTAGTTGCGGCAGGTTATGTCATTAGGTTTTAATAATGGTATTATAAACCTCACACTCATTATCAGGGAGGTTTAAACCATGCCTAACGCCAAAAAAGCAGTAAAAAAGCCTAGATCAAAGACGCCTGCCGAAGCCGCTACAATATCACCCTTCACAAATGTTGCGGGCGCTGGCGGAAATGGCAAAAAGAAAAAACGCAGGAATACACAAAATGCTTAGTCTTATACTTGTGACTGTAGCGTTAATCGTATCAGCATGTAAATCAGGTAATCATCGGGTTTTAGTATGCCTATCTATTTTAATCCCATCAGCCACTCACTACGTTATTTTCAACGATTCAGTTGATTTTGCGTATTATGGAACGGCAGCAGTATCAAGCCTAATTGTGATTACTATCTTAAACTATTTACCTCGCAGTCCTTTGTCTACTGATATCCAGGTAGTGAATCTTATGTTTATATTCGCCAACTTTATTGGCTGGGGGATGTACCACGCGTACATAGAACCATTCTGGTATAATGCTCTGATATTGATAATATTCGTGATTGAGTTCGCCAGATTAATGATACACACCAAAAAAGATGAAGCGCATGGAGCTTGTAATCAGTTTTCTTTTATTCGTAATAATGATGGTAGGCGCATTGTGCGTGATACTAGGTAATTGCAATGATAGCCGTAAAATCAGAAGTGATAGAACACGTTCTAAATAATCCCAAGGCGCAGACTGTGGTAGCTAGTGGTACAACTGCATTAGCTATTGATTATAACATCATGCACATAATCCCTAGTATTATCACTGTGATTGGTGGTTCACTGGGTATCGTGCTAACTATAATGATGATCGTGCATAAATATGTGCAAATTCGAAATGACTTGAGGGTGTAACATGGCGAACTTTAATAAATTTGAGTATGGGCAGGTAATCAGGGCTAATCTTAATCAGGACGTGTCTACTAATACAGGCTTAGAGATGGTAATCCAGCCGGAACTTGGTAGAAGCATTAATTCTACTCGATTGAATGATGATAACCCTCGCGGCGCAGTTATAGTTAATAATCCAGATGTGGCAGTAGGAACGGTTAACGTGGCGGTAGGTGATGAGATTTACGTTGCTAATGAATACCTTGAGTACACTATCAAAGAAAACGACCTGTCAAAATCAGGTATCTGGCGGGTCAAGGGCTTAGCAGATATAAGCGCGACTAATAGAGTAACAGGGGATTACACAAGGTTTTCAGTGCTTGACTAGGAGGTGATCTAGGATAGCTATCATAAGGACGTGGATAAGATTGGGGACTACTGAGAAGTAGACCCTTTTTTTTATGTGTTATTATAAGGTAAATAAGGGTTATATAAGGGTTATCATGGCTGAGAGCAATACAACACTAAAATCGGGCGACAACCTACCTCCTAGGGGCAAGAGCAATAAGAATCGCATACTTGAGGCTATGAGGGCGGAATCATTTGAGCAGCTCACAGAGAGCGCTACAAGGGACGAATGCGAGATTGCGTTCTTTAGATGTATAGTTAAACGCGCTGCAAACCCTGATGATAAAGACTCCGCAATGATGCTTAAATTTCTTGGGGACAAGGGATGGAGTAATTTAAAACCCACGTTTGAGATAGTTTCGTTCGCTCTTCCTGAAGACGGTACAGCAGCGGAGAAAATGCAATCAGTTGTACAAGCGGTAGCAGACGGGGTTATCTCTATTGATGTAGGTCAGGCAATGGGTCACATGATACGAGATGGTGTTGTTATTGAGGAAGGCACAGACTTGAAGAATAGAATCGAGCAGTTGGAATTATTGCAGGATAAGCTAAACAATGTCTAGACCGCTTGAAAGGATGGTGGAGTCGCTAGAGGCTAGAATCTCTATTGCTAACGGGTCTAATACTAAGACACCTATTGGCATTGTAGATAGCGGTGGCCAGCACTTACGAACTATTGAGCAGGTTTGTGGTGAGTGGATAACCACATCTAACGAGGCTTTGTTTAGCATACCCGCGAAGCTTGAGCCGATACTACTTAGACCTAAGCGCTTCATTATCATTATAGGTGGTCGTGGGTCGGGTAAATCCCAAAGCTTAGCAGCAATAGAAGCCAGCCGCATGAATGACGAGGGTATCAAAATAGCTTGCTTTCGAGAGTTCCAGAATAGTATTGAGGATTCAGTATATTCGTTGCTATACAGCCAGATCAATTCGGCAGGTTATGACGGGTTCAAGAAAACCAATACCTCTATTAGAAACAATGCAGGCGGCGAGGCTAAATTTAGAGGACTGGCAAGGAATCCAGACAGTGTAAAATCGATGGATGGCTTCTCAGACTTTTGGGTGGAGGAAGCACAGGCAACCTCAGAGAACAGCCTTAAACTATTGACCCCGACAATGAGAGAGGAAGGCGGTAGAATCATATTCACTGCTAACCCATCATCAAGTGAAGACCCATTTAGTAAGAGGTTCATATCGCCTTTTGTTAATCAACTGGGGAAAAGCGGCATTTACGAGGACGATCTACATTTAGTCATTATGATGAATTGGCGGGATAATCCGTGGTTCCCGGAGTCACTTAACCAAGAAAGAGAATGGGATTATGCAAACCTGCCAAGGGCTTTATATGACCACATATGGGAAGGTAAATTTAATGACTCGATTGATAACGCTTTAATTATGGCAGAATGGTTTGACGCTTGTATCGACGCGCACAAAAAGCTTGGCTTTACTGGTAAGGGTGCTAAGATGGCAGCTCATGACCCATCGGATACAGGTCCAGATAGTAAAGGCCTAGCTATTCGACACGGTTCAGTGATTACTCATGTGATGGAGAAAACTGATGGCGATATTAACGAAGGTGGAGACTGGGCTACAGGTTTGTGTAATGAGCTTGGTATTGATAACTATACTTGGGACTGTGACGGTATGGGTGTGGGTTTGTCTAGGCAGACGGCTGAGGCGTTCGATCAAAAACCTGTATCAATCACTATGTTTAAGGGCTCGACGGTTGTGGACAGACCTACAGATATTTATGACCCGGTTATCAAGAAAGACGTTGAGCAACAGAAGAGAAACAAAGATGTATTCAAAAACAAACGCGCGCAGTACTATCAGGCACTAAGGGACCGCATTTATAGGACGTTTAGAGCTGTAGTGCATGGCGAATACAAAGACCCTGACACACTGATTAGCTTTGATTCATCTATTGAATTGCTAGGCAAGCTAAGGGCGGAGTTGTGCCGTATGCCAGTTAAGCCTAATGCGAACGGGCTGATAGAGCTTTACACTAAAGAAGTAATGAAAAGCAGGTTTAAAGTAGCGTCCCCTAACCTTGGCGACTCTGTAATGATGTTAATGAGACAGCCTGTTATAATAGAATCAATCACGTTAGACTTCGACTCGGAATTTTAAATATGGCAGATAAGCAAAGTAAACTAGACAAAATACACGCGCAGGCACTAGAGCGCTTTGACACTATTATGAACAAGGAGCGTGACCAGCGAGCTTTAGCCGTTGAAGATGCTAAGTTCGCACATGCACCCGATGGGCAATGGGACGAGAACGCAATCTCTAAACGACAAGATCGACCCCGTTATACTATTAACCGTGTTGCTGGTGCCATAGATCAATTAGTTGGCGATAGACGCCAGAACCGTACAGATATCAAGGTACGTCCGGTCAGTGGCGGTGCTGATATGGAATTGGCTAAGATTTACAATGGCTTGATTCGTAATATCGAGGGATTGTCTAAAGCAGAAAACGCTTACGATATGGCCTACGATGAATTAGTCACAGGGGGTTATGGTGGTTGGCGTGTGCTAACTCAGTTTGCTGATGATGATTCGTTTGAGCAGGATATTAGAATCCACACAATTGATTCCGCTTCTACTTCGCTATTCTTTGATCCAGCAGCTAAGGCTTATGATAAGCGTGACGCTAAGTTTGCATTTCTTAGTACGTTAATGCCTGCTGAAGACTTTAAAGCAACGTTCCCTGATGAACCCGAAGTCTCGTTTGAGCAAGAGCGGTTTAACAGTGGACTTTGTTCTTCATGGTTTGTGCAGGATATGGTTAGAGTAGCAGAGTACTGGGTTAAGGTCCCTGTGATGCTCAATATAGCGTTATTGTCTGATGGCCGCGTGATTGATAAAGACGACGAGAAAGAAGTATTAGACGAGCTGGCAGCCGAAGGCATTACGATCAAGAGTGAGCGTAAGGTTAAAAGCCATAAGGTTGTCATGTATAAAATGTCAGGGTCTGGCATCATCGAAGGGCCAAGCGATTG